ATGCGCTACTGTCCTATTTCCTTATTGTTGCCCTTAACGCTAACCGGCTGTTTTATGATCGGTCCTGATTACCAACAGCCAACCGGATCAATACCGGATGCTTGGCGTTTTGCCGCAGCCGAAACCGTTGCAGCTAGCGATACTAGCTGGTGGGAGCAATTCGGCGACCCCCATCTGACCAAACTCATTGAGCAGGCGCTACGGTATAACAAAGATCTGCTGATCGCCACGGCTACCGTCGAAGAATATTTAGGGCTATACAGCATCACCCGTGCCGACTTGTTTCCGCAAATTAGCGCCAATGCATTCGGCCAGCAGGAAAAAGATTCTGAAACAACTTACGGCGCTGCCCCCACACCCGCTTATGACAGCATTCAATCCACTTTAAATTTGTCTTGGGAAATAGACGTATGGGGCAGGTTACGGCGCGCCACTGAAGCGGCCCGGGCCAATCTCTATGCGCAGGAAGAAATTCGTCGTACTGTGGTGCTGACTTTGGCCACCGGTGTTGCGCGTTCCTATGTGCAACTGCGTGAACTGGATGTGCGTTTGGAAATTGCCAAGCAAACCTTGGTCGACCGCCGGGAAGCTTACCGTATCGCCCAAGCGCGTTTCGACGGGGAGCTTAATTCCAAAGCTCAGGTGCGGCAAGCGGAGTCCGAGGTTCATAACGCCGCCGCCATCATACCGCAATTGGAGAAATTGATAGCTCAAAAAGAGCACGAACTGAGTGTTTTGTTGGGCCATAATCCCGCAGCTATAGAACGCGGCTTACCGTTAGCCGAACTGCATTTACTTGGCGTGCCTGCCGGTCTGCCATCCGAATTGTTAGCTCGCCGCCCGGATATACGTCAAGCAGAACAGGGTTTAATTGCTGCTAATGCGAATATCGGCGTTGCGAAAGGTGAATATTTCCCAAAATTCACGATAACCGGAACGTTTGGCACTGCCAGCGCCAATTTCAGCCAATTACTGTCGGGACCTTCAGGCATGTGGAATTACGGTGTAGCGTTGGCGATGCCTTTGTTTACCGCAGGCAAAATCGCAGGACAAGTAAAAGCTGCCGAAGCTCGCGAACAACAGGCGTTATTAAATTACCAGAGCATCTTGCTTCAAGCCTTCAAGGAAACCGAGGATGCGCTGATAGATAATAGTAAAACCCGGGAACAGGTACAGGCACTTAGCCTGCAGGAGGCTGCTTTAAGCGAGTATTTAAAGTTGGCATGGCTGCGTTACAACAACGGTCTTACTAATTATCTGGAAGTGCTGGATGCACAGCGCAACCTGTTCAACGTAAAGCTCTCTCACGCGACGGCCCGCAGTAATTCGTTACAGGCGCTGATCAATTTATACAAAGCCTTTGGCGGCAGCTGGATGGACAAGGTGTCAAGCAATCAATAGCGGGGACACGCTGCCGAAACGAGTCGTATGATTAGGCGGAAGTTACACCAGGGATACCCATGTTTTTTTAGCCAATGTCCAAGCTTGGCGTATATAGGCGCCGATATAATTTAACATAATATACAGACTTGGTAGTTGAATGGATTAACTCTAAATCCGCTCCAATGCTTGAATTTCCTAGTGTTAGCACACCTACAAGCGCAACGCTTGCAGCAATTCCTGACATTTTCGATATTGTTTCCCAGCTCTTTTTTACCTCGCCTTCACTTCTTGCAATTGCTGCTGCAATTAAAACCTCTGTTCTATCAATTCCTAGCAGATCAGCAATTTTTATTGCTGTTTCATCGCCGCATTGGCTGCGGCTTCTTATTGTTGAAATAGCACCTGTTCCAGTTTTTAGTAATTTTGCTGTTTTGTAGTCGCTTCCATATTTCTCTTTTAAATCATCAAGATAGTTGATTATCGTTTTCATTTCTTTCAATGCCTCTCAAGTTGATAGCTAAAAGTTGTTGACTTAATGATCTTCTCTAGCTAACAATCTGTCAACGCTACCAGACTGATAGCTATTTTTAACACATAGAGGGCAAGCCTATGAAACCAACTCAAACCCCAGCAGCGCGTGAATCGATTACGATCACTTTAACACCGCAAGAACAGGATTTACTTCTTTTTGTTTTTGGTAATTCTTGTTATGTCGGCAATCATGTTGCCTTTCAAGTTTTTTCAAAATTATCATTTCTTCAACCGAATATCGGGGACGCTTGCCGCCATTCTGCTCATATCCCCGAGGCTCCGGGGCAGGGTGGTACTATTTTTAAAGAATGTTCGCCTATGGATGGGCTTGCAGAAATTTTTGGTGATCTGCGTGGTGAGCTTGAAGAGGCAAGATTAGAGTCCTTCTCGCTTAGAAAAGATGCTGAACGGTATCGCTTCTTAAGAGACTACGATCAATGGGGCGATAGCGGAGAGGCTTACGACTTTTCTTTTTCATCATTAGCGGAGAGCACTAATGATGGCTTTGACGCCATTGTAGACGGAAGAATGTCTAAGCATATGGTTGAATTTGATTCATTGGGACAGGGTGTCACTACTCAAACTGATGTTTCATCGCATCCTTTTTATTGTGTTTGTGATGTTTGCAGAACTTATTTAGATTTTTATGATGAGGCTGATAAAGGGCAGGGTGGCAACCATGCGTAACCTTCTATTTTTTACCGGCTCAATGCTGTTGACAGTTTTGATCGGCCTATGGGTAGGTGCCTAATGCCTGCCGTCATATCAATTACCGATTTAACCCAAGACGACCTGGACTTACTTTCAGACTTGCTCAACGAGTATTTAGAAAACTTCGACGCCGAAGAAGAGCATTTTAACGGCATTGATGACCCGCAGGCCCGTTATGACGCCGTTGAATCGCTGTATGGTCGCTTTATCGATGTCGATCTATCCGGTGCCGAACAACCATTACATCATCCCGATTGTTTGTGCGAGTGGTGCGAGATAGGCCGGGGGCGTTGATGGAAACCTGCAATCGTTGTCATCAAATCATTATGCCGCAAGATCACGCCGTCCGCGGTCGCACCACTGGCAGCCCCGGCCTGCATGTACGCCGCTTTATGTGCGTCTGTGGTTGTAAGCGGGTTCAGTTCTATACGGTAATGAACGTATCGAAGCTACGTTCCAGCTTTCCAGGGCCCGATCAGGAATCAACCATCCCGCTCTACGATTTCCCTATTTTCAGAGATTCTAACCATGTCAACGCTTAACTTATCAGTTAGATACCACATTGAAAATTTGATGCCGATCATGGACGACAGGCCATCACTCGCCGCCTATTTGTCAGCCAATGGCATACCCGAGCCAAAAGCCAAGCACGATGAAGGCTACAAAGCCCGGCTCTTGTGTGTCAAATGGTGGCGGCGCACCCTGGACCGGCTTCAAGGCCGTACCGATGAGTCCAAGCTAATCGATCAAGGCAGGGTGGCCAAACACAAAGAAAAATACAGCTCAAACCTGACCGTGCATCGCGTCGGCAAAAAGGCGCATAAAACCAATGAGTTCCTGAAAACTCAGTCCATGATTTCCAACGAATCCGATCTGGTTGACATGGCAACTATCGTTCAATCCTCGATGGCAAACCCCACCAATCGCCGGGCCGAGCTAATGATAAGAATGGCAGGTTTCGAAGCCTACGCCCAACAGCACGGTTATGTCGGCGAGTTCTATACGATCACTTGTCCAAGCAAATTTCACAGATTCTCGGGCGTAAAGCTCAACGACAAATATCAAGATCTCACCCCCAAAGACGCGCAGAATTACCTAGTAAAGCAGTGGTCTAAAATTCGGGCTGCATATGCCCGTCAGGACATCAAGCCTTTCGGTTTCCGAGTTGCCGAACCTCATCATGATGGCTGTCCTCATTGGCATATGCTTCTTTTCGTCAAAGCGGAATACTGCAACGCGTTACGAAAAATTATGACTCATTACGCGCTCGAAGTGGACGGACAAGAGCAGGGTGCTGACAAGCACCGTTTTACCGCCGTAGAAATCGACTCTGAGGTCGGAACTGCCACCGGCTATATCGCCAAGTACATCAGCAAAAACCTGGGCTTCTCAATCGACGACCCGGAACACGACACCACCCACGAAAGCCAGTCCTACGGCCAGCGTGTCAAAGCTTGGGCGAGTGTCTGGGGTATCCGTCAATTTCAGCAAATAGGCGGCGCACCCGTCACCGTCTGGCGGCAACTACGCAAGCTTAGAGAGTCGATTGATGATGAATTGCTCGAATCCGCCCAGCAAGCCGCCGACGAAAGCCGCTGGTCCGACTACTTAGAAATAATGGGCGGCGTGGATGCCAAGCGCATCGATCACACCATTACGCTGGTTAAAAAGCACCTGATTGATAAAGAAACCGGCGAACTCAAACAGAACCAATATTTTGAGTACGTCACCCTGATTTTTGGAGTTGCATCAATTGCCGCTGAGGTCATCACTCGATCAAAACAGTGGGCAATGATCAGCACCAAACTAGCTGCCTCCTTTTTGGCAAATGCACCCGCGCACCGCGTAGCGGGGCGTGGGTGTTTTGCCTCTTGGAGTTCTGTAAATAACTGTACGGCGTGACGCTGTACGCAAGCCGCAAGGCATCACTTTCGAGGTATTAAAAATGGCACTTATAACCTGTCAAGGCAAGCTGATAAACGCTTATACAGCGAATCCCGTCAAAGAACGCAAAGACGGCATTGAAACCGGCGTTTTATTGCCGGGTAAAGACAAGATTCAAATCATGGGCGATTCGATTATGCAGAGCGGCGAAAAGCGCGCGCTGTTACAGGATTTTACCTGTCATGACATTGCAGCGTTCAAGCAGCACCTGAATAAAAACATTCGTTTCGAAATCGGCATTATGTCAGTCGGCGACAATACCATTTTGTTTATCCCCAAAGGTACAGTTCCCGAACTTGTACAGGATTCGCCTAAATAAATTTTGGTTGGTGTGTGGCAAGCCAAAAAAACACCTTTTGGTGTGTGATTGCCGCTTTATGCACCTATAAGCGGCTTATTTTAACGTCCTTTCGGACAATTTAGAAAAGTGAGAAATATCATGAACAAATCATTAAAACTTCGTTTGGCTGCAATTTCTGCCGGTTCACTGGCAATGGTGAGCAATGCTTTTGCCGCCGTTCCTGCTGGTGTCACTACTGCGATTAGTGATGCCGGTAGTGACACGGTAGCAGTCTCTACTGCTGTATTTGTTGTCATCGTCGCCATTTATTCTATCAAGCTGATGCGCAAAGCACTGTAATCAATCCGGGCGGCGTAAATCGTCGCCCATCCTTTTTAGGTGTCGTTATGGCTATTTGTGTTTATTTTTCTGGTGTTACTGGTGCGGCCGAGCCGAACGGCCAAACCGAGGCCACTTGCACTGCTTATCTGATACAGACCGCCGATGAGGTACGTCATTCCTATTTTTTTTACGGCGTTGAGCTGGTGGACGTGGTCGAGGTTTCCGGCGGTGTCGTTTTGGCCTGGGCTTTAGCCTGGGGCATTAAAGTTTTAAGGCGCACCTTATGATTTCTGGTTTTTATCTTCTGGCCGTATTTTTAGCTATAGTGGGGGCCGCATGGATAACATTCACAAACTGATTTTTCGGTTTCTTTTTCTTTTTTTGTTTTCTCCGGTTGTTTTCGCCGCCCCTGCTTTGCCGACGTTTGGCATTGTTCGTGCCGGGGTCACTACCACTTATACTGTTGGACCGTCTACATTTCAGCCAATATCTAAAGCGCCGACCGGCATGGGCATTATTCCAATGAATGCTCAGTATTCTGCTGTGGGTCGTGGTTACGCCACAACATCTACCATCCCTGTCGGCGATACATTTGCCGCTGTCCGTGTCAGCAATCGTTTTTCTGCGGCTGCATTTGCGGCGGCGGCGATAAAGTTTGCAAAGAATCCTTATTTTTTTGCTGCCGTTACTGTGGGGTCCGCAATCTATGAATATTTTAATGACGCGGGTTATTCCTTTGATGCATCCGGTAATGCATACAAAGGCGCTAATGCTGGCACTGATTCAAGCGGTGCGTATTGCCAGAATCCTAAGGTGGATGAATTCGAGTATTACAATACAGCATCTCATACCCGCTATTTTTATAACCATTCAAACACTGCTCCTTATTGCCCTGAGGGTGCAAATCTATTGAATCATTGCATGAATGTAGCAGGTAATGGTTTTAATCGGTTGTGTTCAGAACCTTATGTTGATATACCGCGTTATCCTCAAATGATTGCGGATTTAATCGCGCATGAACCCGCTGATCCTGCGCCTGTGACCGCTCAAATACACAGTATAGACCCTAGTGGTTCGTCCGATCCCGTTGTCGATGAGCCTGTACAGATCAATCTTGATACATCGCCGATGTATGGGCCTTCTGATAGCAACTGGAATCCCGGTCATTTGTCTATGCCCCAGACATCGACACCGACAGCGCCAAAATCGGTCACTACGCCATCTGGTCAGGTGCAAGAATCTACCTCGACCACCACATTAACTCAGCCGACTACGCAATCTATATCGGCAACTACCACCACAACTACCAACACGATAAATCAAGATAATTCTTCTCATGTAACGACAGTCAATAATGCGCCTGAATTACCGCCTGAGTCTAACGAGGCAAAAACTGATTGCGATAAATACCCGGATGCAATCGGTTGTTCAAAGTATGGCGAAGCTCCCCCCGCTGATGCTGTCCAAACCGTGAACGTCACGGCTACATTAAGCCCTACTTCGTTGGGTTCTGGTTCGTGCCCATCTCCTAATATTGTGCAGTTGTCGCATGGTAAGACGGTTACCGTTAGCTACCAACCTGAATGTGATCTTGCAACCGGCATTGCACCGTTGATGATCGCCTTAGCATGGCTAGCCGCCGGGATGTTGGTACTGTCTCCGGTGAGGGGTTGATATGGCTACATTAGCTTCTTTTTTGCTTGCAATTACAGGATCACTGGCCGCTCGTGTTCTCACCAGCCTGGGCATTGGCTTTGTGAGCTATGCGGCACTAACTACTCTAGCGTCAACGGTCGTTTCGCACGTCACATCGAGTTATAACGGCATGGGTTCCGTCCCCTTGGCGCTGATCAATCTTGCAGGGGGAGGGCAGGTTCTCGGTATACTCTGTGCCGCTCTAATTACTCGCGCCTCATTGATCGCGATTAAACGGCTGTCGCCGCTATGATTACCTTAATTACCGGCGGCCCTGGAACCGGCAAAACAGCTTGGTTGCTGAATCAGTTGCTTGATTTGCGCGTTGCAGAACCTGATCGTCTGTTTTTTATCCACGGTGTCCGCAATCTAAGGGGTATTGCCCATGAAACAATCTATTGTCGGTCTCAACTGTGCGATATTTGCCGGGGTCAGGATGCTGATATAGAAGCACGGCTGAAGACTGCCGCACCGCCTAAATTCGTTGAAGATTGGCCGAAGTGGAAAGAGCCTAACTCGTTGATCGTCGTTGATGAGGTGCAGCGCATCTGGCGGCCAACAAACGGCGCTCAGGGCGTGCATGAAAGCATATCGACGCTTGAGACCCATCGGCACTATGGCGTTGATTTCTGGCTGATCTCTCAGGGGCCTCACCTTTTTCATAATTTTATTCGGTTGCTGGTTGGCCGACATGTTCATCTAGTCGCTAAATGGTCTGGCCGTACCGAGTACGAATGGCCGGAATGTAAACAAGACGTGCAATCAAGGTCTGATGCCGTGCAGCGCCCCTATACGCTGCCTAAACGGGTCTATGACTTGTATGATTCGGCTGAAGTCCATACCAAGCAAGACAAACGGAAGCCGCTATCATTCTATGCCACTATCGGCGCATTGGTTTTAGCGGTTGTTGTGGGCGGTTTTGTTATCTACAGGATCAAAAACAGGATAAACCCGGTTGAGGCTTCAACCGCTGCTCCCGTGCCGGGTAGCCCTTCAGCATCTACGCCGCCTGCCGCTGGCGTATCGCCTACTGACATCGCCTTTCCTGATTTTGAGCCCAAAATTCCCGGTGTGCCGGAATCCGCCCCGGCCTATGCCGGTTTGGTCAAGATTGTTGCGGCTCCGATCTTAGCTGGCTGCGTTTTGAATAAGCGAACCGATAAATGCTCATGTTATACGCATCAGGCCACGCCATACCCTGCATCACAAGCTTATTGCTTTGAATCCGTACAAAACCATCGTTTTAATCCATATCTGGAACGCCATACCGCACAACGTCAAGGTGCTTTAGTTTCCGATCAACCCGCAAATAAAGCGCCCGAAAAGGGTTAA